GAGTATTCAGAAATGGCAGACAAGATTGACTTCATGATGGATTCAAACACATCGACACACAGAGGTCTTGCACTTGCAATGGCCAAGTCAGTAATGAACGAGGGTATCGCTCTGTTTGCATCATTCGTGATGTTGTTGAACTTCCAGCGTTTCGGTAAGATGAAAGGTATGGGTAAGGTTGTTGAATGGTCAATCAGAGATGAATCAATTCACGTTGAGGGTATCGCAAAACTGTTCAGACAATTCTGTACAGAATATCCAAAGGTTGTGGACGATGAATTCAAGTCTGAAATCTATGAGATGGCAAGACAGTCAGTGAAATTGGAAGACAAGTTCGTTCAGTTGACCTATAAGATGGGCGCTCCAGAAGGTCTTGAGGCCTCTGATGTGAAGACCTATATAAGATATATCACCGACAGAAGATTGCTTCAGTTGGGATTGAAACCGAATTTCAAGGTGAAAGAGAATCCTCTACCGTGGTTGGAATGGGTACTTAACGGTGCAGACCATACTAACTTCTTTGAGAATAGAGTGACCGAATATGAGGTTGCTGGTTTGACTGGCACTTGGGATGATGCGTATGAGGACGCTGCATAAATATGAGTAGAAAGATTATCTCCTGTGAGGAATGTGACGCAGAATTCACAGTGCGACATACAATGTCAAGTAGACATTATCAAGTACAGTACTGTGTTTTCTGTGGTGCAGAAATCCCAGAAGATAATGAAGATGACTTATACGATGAAGAAGAAGAATATTGAAAACTCAAAGTGCGAAAGCTAAAGGCCGAAGATTACAACAGTGGGTTCGTGACCAACTTATAGAAAAACTTGAAGTGCATCCAGAAGATGTTGAATCAAGGTCAATGGGTGCAGGCGGTGAAGACTTGATTATGGCAAGGGCTGCGAGAGAAAAGTTCCCTTATTCTGTTGAGTGTAAAAACCAAGAAAAAGTAAACGTGTGGGAATCATATTCTCAGGCAGTCGAAAATTGCAAAGACTATGAACCAGTGGTGGTTATTAAACGTAACAACCATAAACCACTTGTGGTAGTTGATGCTGAATATTTTGTAGGACTGCATAAAGGTGATATACCAACATAGACATTTTATTCTAGACATGAACGGCCGTAAAGCAAAACTTTACAAAAGTGGTCGCTTGCAATTTATGGGTGACCATTATGTTGCAATCACTATGTTATTACGATTCTCAGACAATCATCCAGACGTTAGAGAAAAGTTTCGACAACAAATTGAGATGCGTGAGAAACCCCAATTCACTTCCCCAGAATATACTGCAAAAAAATAATCAGACCTATGCAAAAATAGCACTACAGATTTTCCGTAGCCGCAACAGTTATGGCAGTGTTACTGTTATAAATAATTGCGTAATAAACCATTACAACTTAACCTAAAAGGACTTGCCGAATGTGGCCTTACACCGAAGAAGAAGCGGACTATCTTAGTTTGCGAAAAATTACAAAAAAATAATACAGGGGTGCATTGCACCCTTTTTTTATGCGTGGAGTAATAATATGTTAAAAATATTGACTAATTTGTTTCAACAGAGACAAGACGATAGGGGAATTGTTAATTATGTTCGCACTGAATGGAATAGTGAAACTAGACATCTATCAAATGAAGCCTGTATAGACTTCTATAACAACTACTTGACATCTAAAGGGAGAATTAAACGATGAGTATTGGATTAGTATTAAGACACACTTACGAAGAGACTTGTGAAATCTGTGAAAAGATTGCACACTTCTTTAAAATTGCTGGGAAAAAATGGAATGTATTTTTTACCAGAGTTGGATATGCAAGAGCGGCTTCGCAACTTGCATCTCAAGGATATTACGAAGAGGCGAAGGCCCTCATGACAGAAAAGGATAATTTAAAATGAAACCACTTGCATTTATAGGAACAGTATTTGCGTTTGTCTTTATGGCGAATCTTGCATACGCAAAAACTATTGAAATCGAAATGTTGAATAAAGACGGAGCAGGCCGAAAGATGGTTTACTCTCAAGAATTAGTACACGTTGATTCTGGTGATGTGGTTGTATGGTTTCCAACATCCAAAGGACACAACGTAGAAATCGTTGCGGCTCCAGAGGGATTTGAGATTCCAAAGAAGTCAAAGAACAGTAAAGAAGTATCTATCGAATTTACTGTGCCTGGCATTTATTATTACTGGTGTACACCACACAAAGGAATGGGTATGATTGGATTGATTGTTGTGGATGGTGATACGTCAAATAAAGATGCTATTGCAAATGCAAAGGCGATGGGTAAGTCAAAAAAGAAACTTAAAAAACTTCTTGACGAACTGTAAAAAATACTATATAAAGATAATAAGGGGAACAATTAAGTTCCCCTTTAATTTATGGAGTGTCCAATGTCCGATAAACTTTGGAGAAAGGTTAAGAAAATGGAATTAGGTAATCCGATTATCACAGCACTTGTAGGCCTTGTAGTATTTTATATCGGTTTGAAAATGTTTTCTGGTGGTATGAAATCTATGGGTAATATGGAACACCTTGCATTCTTCTTAGGTAATCCAATTTATATGTTCTTTGGTGGTATTGTTATGACATTGCTCTGGCAATCATCATCACTCTCAACAACGGCAATCATTGCATTAGTTGCTTCTGGTGCGTTACCACTTCCTGCCGCAATAGGGGCAGTTCTTGGTGCAAACATAGGAACGACAGGTACAATCTGGTTGGCAGGACTTCTGGTTTCAGATGGAATGCCTAAGGGTGATACCTTGAGGGTTGCACTTGCACATTCTGGTGCAAATCTATTCATGTCTATCATGTTACTACCTTGGGTACATCATATCGCAAGGTTCTTAGGTAAGGTAGGGTGATTCGGCACGATTCGGCATTTTACACTAATCTAAACTAAAAACTCTAAAAAATCTCTCACGAAAGCCCTTGATTTACAAGGGCTTTTTTTTATTTTAAAAAAGGCCTTGACTTTGTTCTCAAAACATCGTATAGTGTATATGTAATTGAGAGAAAGGACTTCAAATGACAAATCAAGAAACAATTTTTATCGGTGCCGACATGGGTGGTATTAAAGTTTACAAAGGTGTTGGTAACAATGTTGGGTTTGCAAAGACCGCCAAGATGCTTGCATATATCCTTGACACCCACAAGATTTACGGTGAAGTGATGTTCACAAGCAGCATGGACTTTGCTGATGAGTATGGGTTTGACCACTATAACGGTGCGAAAGACCTTTGGAATGAAGCTGTTGAAATGAGGGTTTAATTATGGGTCACTTTTACGATGATTGGAAGGACAAAAAGATGTTTGTCGAGAACGCAGAAGGTCAGTTTGTTATGAACTTTGGTGAAGCCGAAAAGTCAATGATTCAGAATCTTGAAGATGCTGTCATCAATCTTACAGAAGGTGCTTCTGATGAGAAGAGAATGGCCATTGGATACATGGAGTATCTTGCAGATTGCCTGAAAAAAGGTAAACTTGAAGTGAAGTGGAATATCTCATAGGAGTAGAAATGTTTAACAATGTAGGACATCCAATCGAAGGTTGGGCAATTCTGAAATGTGAATCAGACAATCAACCAGAAATTGTTTCTTTGCACCAATGTTTGGGTAATGCAGAGGAAGAAAAGATGGTTCTGAATGAAATGGCCGAGGGTACAGATACTACCTTTGTAGTAAAAAATACTTTTGGTTGCATGATAGAAACGGTCTAAAAACTACTTGACATTGTTCTGATAACATGATAGCATATGTATAGAAAGTGAGGAAATATTATGAGTTTAAAAGTTTTAGAGTTTGAAAATGATGATGCATTGAATACCAATGGTTATCATTATATCAGTTGTGTTACTACCACTTATGACAAGTTGGTAGAGATTTTTGGTAAACCAACATACACAGATGCAGACCCATATGAAAAGGTCAATGCAGAGTGGACTATCGAGGCCAAGGTTGTCGATGGAGATGATGACCCAGATGATTACTATTACAAGGGGTTCACCGTCTACAATTGGAAAACTGGTTACATTCCTACTGAGGAATACGAGTGGCACGTTGGTGGTAAAGATTATGAGTCAATGGAGGCTCTGCATGAAATCTTTGAGAATCACATAAATAAATCTAAAGGATAAGATGTTATGGTAACAATTACAACGGCAGTAACCATTACTATGTGTTGTACGATGTTCGCATTTTACTTTGGTCAGAACCTTGGTCGTAGGGAAAGGATTGAAGTAATTATTGACTCCATGCTTACACGTTTGGAGAAAGATGGGTTCATCAGAACTAAAAAAGGTAAAGATGGGGAGACAGAATTAATTCCCATAAAAGACTTGACAAATGGTGGATAATGTTATAATATGAGTTTGAGAGTCGGAATTAAGGTTGGTTGGCCCACTTTGAAAGTTCCAAATATTATGGTGTGGGGATGCAAGTTTCCGACTCTCATTTTATTATGTTGGAGATTATGAACAAATACATTGGAATGACATTGATACTTGGATTGAGCGGTTGTCCGACTTGGGCGCCTGCATACGAGAATCAAACCCCATGTGATTATGAACATCTAGTAAACTCTTCATACATATATACAATTCAGAACACAAAAGAATTCAAGAAAGAGGTGTTTCCTTATGTCGAGGACACCAGAAAATGCGTTATCACAATGTGGGTAACCATTGAGGATAAGACATACCCAGCACAAGGTAGTTATGTATTTGGGCCTGATATGACAGAAAATCAGGCGTGTGAGTTCGCAGAGAAGAAAGCGAAAGAACAGGTAATACGAGAAGTATCACCTGTTAAGTTGTCTTCCAATACTGACCTTTCATGCATCAAGAAAGATGTTGTAGAGGCACCAGAAGAGGAAGTTATTGTTAGTAGTGAGGTTGTAGAGGTTCGTCCTGTAACACTGGCTGATAAGTTCAAACCTATCAAACCATCTTACAGTCCAGACCCAACTTACTATTATGGAAACTACGACAGTGGTAAGATTACTTTTAGTAGTGTACTGTCGTTATTATTAGGGGGTATGTAATGTTTAAATTCATATTCGGTATTGTTGTGGGTATTATTCTTGTCACCTATTACCCAGATATTATAACAACCACCACTGATTGGTTTATCGACAGTGGTGCTCGTGACGAAGTAATCGAAACTCTAGAAGGGATGAAATGATGAAAAATGTGATTATGATTGGTGCGGTTGCATCTTTACTTGCGGCGTGTTCTAGTACAAAGAATGTCGCAGTGATGGACTCACCACCACCACACTCTGGTGTTGATAAGGAAGTTTATGAGTACAAGGCCAAACTTGCAAATCAACAGGTGAAGGCGATGCCTGAATGGTATACGAAAATTCCAGAAGATGAAGAGGCGATTTTTGCAGTTGGTACGGCAGTATCACCAGACCTACAGTTGTCTAATGATATTGCAATTCTACTTGCAAAGAGAACACTTGCTGACCGTATCAATGGTGAGTTGCGTTCTCAAACAAAGTCGTTTGTATCGAAGATTGGTACTGATGCGAATGCCTCAGTCTTGAATGAGATTGAGACAGTGACTAAAAATCTGATTGCAGATGTTGATGTTGCTGGTTACAGGGTCAAGGAATCTGATGTTGTAGTAAACGGTACACAGTATCGTGTTTACGTTCTGTTGGAATATTCCAGTGCAGAGGCAACCAAGATTCTTATGAATAGACTAAAACGAGAGAAACAATTGTTGTCTAAGATTTCTGCACTGAACGCTTTCAAGGAACTTGATGCACAGGTGACTGAGAAGAAAAATAGTGATGCAGAGAAACTTGACAAGATTGTGGAAACAATAACCACAGAGGGATAAATGGAAGTAAGGGTCAGAAAGGGTAGAGATGGTAAACCAGATGTTAATGGTGCCATTCGTGTACTAAAGAAGAAACTTATGAAGGAAGGGTTCTTTCAAGAACTAAGAGCCCGTGAATCTTTTATGAGTAGGGGTGAAAAGAAACGCAAACAAAAGGCCGCAGGCCGAAGACGTTGGTTGCGTAATCAGGCAAAACTGAAGGATGAGAGAGGTTACTAAAATGCCAAGACGTAAAATGACACCAGAACAGAGAGAGGCTGCCGCAGAACGGTTGCGTCTTGCAAGGGAAAAAAGGTTGCGTGAGAACCCACCTAAGTATTCTAATATACACCCATCTGTTTTGACGTTACCAGATGAACATCCATTCTCAAGAGTGAATGTTACAAAGTATATCAAAACCCAGAAGGAACAGCTTTCTTCATATCGGGCGGCGGTACGTCAAAAGGTAAAGGGTGCGATTGCAAACGAAGCATCATGTAAGGCGTATATTCGACACTGTGAAACGTACTTACGAAATGGTGATTGGTGTGATGACTTCTATGGTGAATACCAAGAGAAGCGAGTTAAGTGGGTGACTGTTGTGCCTGCTGGTCGGAAGGTGGATGATGACGGATGATGGACAGACTAGTAACATTGTGCAGTTCCCAAAGAAGTATGTGGGTATTGCACCAAAAGTGACAAACTTTGATGCGATGAAACTCAATAAAGAGTTACAGTTCGCAGACGAGTTAACGGATGGAATTATGGTTTCAATGATACATAATATGGATGAGAATGACGTAGAGATTTCCGAAAGTAAGTTTATACAGGATATTGCATTTTTGTCTGAGGCTATCAAAGCGACCATATACAGAGATAGAGGGTTTACTCATCCTTTTCAAAACTTGATTGAATTGATTTCAAATGTGAGTTATGATGAGAAGGAAAAGAAGCACGATGTCCATATGGACATGGAATTGATAAGAGAATTGTCAGAAGACTTCACTGAGGATGATGACCCAGACAAGGCATAAGGTGATAATATGATTTTAGTTGATATGAACCAAGTGACGCTTTCTAATCTGATGATTCAGATTGGCCGCAACACTGAAGTTGACCCAGACATGGTTCGACATATGGTTCTCAATTCATTAAGGGGTTATCGTAGTAGATTCAATGAAGAGTTCGGAGAACTGGTACTATGTTATGATAACAAAAGTAATTGGAGAAGAGAATACTTTCCAAATTACAAACACGGTAGACGTAAAGACCGTAAGGCATCCAAGTTAGATTGGGGTTCGATATTCGATACCTTGCATCTAATCAAAAAAGAATTAGAAGAGAATCTGCCCTACAAGGTTTTAGAAGTAGAGAACGCAGAGGCCGATGACATTATCGCATCTGTTGTATCCTACGTTGCAGAAACACCTTCACACTATGAGAAGGTATTGATTGTATCTGGTGACAAAGATTTCATTCAATTGCAGAAACACAGTTTCGTTACACAATACAGTCCGACACTGAAAAAGTTCGTGAACGGTATTGACCCAGACGTATACATCAAAGAACACATCCTAAAGGGTGACCGTAGTGATGGAGTACCAAACTTCTTATCACCAGATAATTGTTTTGTAGATGAATTACGTCAACGTCCTATCTCAAAGAAGAAACTGGCGACATGGGTTGACCTTGTCCCAGAGGATTTTTGTAACGAAGAGATGTTGCGAAATTATCAACGCAACAGAAAACTGATAGACTTAGAGTATGCACCAGATGAGATTAACAAGGCCTGTGTGGATACCTATCTAAATAGTTCGGTAAATGATAGAAGTGGTCTATTAAACTACTTCATTAAACATCGACTAAAAAACCATATGGAAAATATTGGAGACTTTTAAAATGGCAGTGAATACATATACACCTTTACTACATGAGGTGCTGAAGAAAGTTCATAATGCAAAGACTAAAGAGAAGAAGATTGAAATTCTTAGAGAGAATAATAGTGATGCATTGCGAATGATTATTAAGGGTTCATTTGACCCTAAAATCGAATGGATTTTACCACCTGGCGAAGTTCCTTTCAACAGAAACGAAGCCCCAGATGGAACTGAACACACTTTACTCTTCCAAGAGTCAAAGAAGTTATACAGGTTCATCAAAGGTGGTGACAACCAAACACCGCAATGGAAGAAGGAACAGATGTTCGTTCAGATGTTGGAAGGTCTGTCTCAAGGCGAGGCAGAGGTGGTAGTGGCCGCAAAGGATAAAAAATTACATCAAGTCTATAAAGGACTTTCGGCGGTTGTTGTCAAAGAAGCGTTTGGGTGGAATGACGAATTTGTTGACCCAAATAAGTAAAACTTCTTGACATTTTGGTACTGATGAGGTACTATGATTAAAGACTTGGTAATGAGGTTGTTATGAAACGGAACACGACTCCTCTCTCTCTCACTTTCAGTGTTCCAGTGATTCGGCGTGATTTGCTAAAGTCTTGGGGGGAAACGAACTTTCCCCCCTTTTTCTTTTCTAAACCCTTGATTTTCAAGGATTATTTAGTTCGTTTTTTCCCTTGACATTGTTATCAAAACATAGTAGCATATACTTGTAATGATGAGAAAGAGAGTAAATATGAATTACGTTGTTGTAGAGGGTGGGAACAAAGTCCAGAGAGACATTGCCGAGAAGGTAGTGAATTTCATGATTGGTCAGTTGTTACCACGACATCGTACACTGGATATTACAGTTCAGTTAAACAAGATGAATGATGACGCAATCGGTTACTGTCAGATGGAAGATACCAATCGTGAGTTCATCATCGAAGTTGACAAGACCATTGGTATCAAAGAGTTGGTGACCACAATTTGTCATGAGATGATTCATGTCAAACAGTATGTCCGAAATGAAATGAACGATGATTTGGTCGAGAATGGCCAGGCCGTTTGGAGAGGTCGTAAGGTCAACCCAAACACAAAGTATTACGACTTACCTTGGGAGAAGGAAGCGTATCGTCTACAAGACAAATTTGCAAACCTAGTATGGAAAGAGGAGATTATATAATGACACAGGTAGCAGTTATTCACACGGCGTTTGAGGACACACCATCCACAGTCGCTTTCGTAGATGTACCAGAGTTTCCAACATTGATTGAGACTCTTGAGTACGCACATCGGTGGACACAGAACATCATGGACAGTTGGTCACTGAAGATGCCAGAGGATGGTAACGATGCAGTAACCGTTGTTGGTGATATCTCTAGTGGTATGGGATTGCGGTCTACTTCAGTTGGTGACCAAGTTCTGGTCGGTACTGAAAAGTATGTGGTCGCACCTATGGGATTTACAACACTTGATGGAGAACCAGTATGATGAAATTCAAAAACACTTCTGCGCCGTTGACGATTAATCTTGACGGCCCAGATGGAAATGCATTTGTACTCTTGGGTACTGCACGAAGTCTTGCTCGACAACTCGACATGGATGAAGACGCAATCACCAAGGAAATGCAATCTGGTGACTATATGAATCTGGTCAAGACAATGGACAAGTATTTCCCCTTTGTTGTTTTTGAAACAAACAATGATGAATATATGGAGGCGTTTCATGCTTAAAGAATTAATTCTAAGTTCAATGTTGTCATTGACACCAACTGCAAATGCAGATACGGTGCCGACAAAACAACAATTTATCACAGACGAGGCGTTCTGTCTTGCACAGAATGTTTACTTTGAGGCTCGTAATCAACCACTCGCTGGTCAGATGGCGGTTATATCTGTTACAGTAAATCGTGTTAATGATAGTCGTTATCCAAATACTATTTGTCAAGTGGTTTACCAAGGCCCACATCGTCCAAGTTGGAAAGACAACACAGTTATGATTCCTGTAAGGAATCGTTGTCAGTTCAGTTGGTATTGTGATGGTAAGTCAGACCGTGTTCATGACATGGAAACTTTTGAACAGATTTTTACCTTGACAATTGGTGTTGTAGATGGTAGCTATAAGATTGCAGATATTACAGAAGGTGCAACCCACTACCATGCAGATTACGTTGAACCAGCATGGGCGAAGACAAAGACAAAGACGATAGAGATTGAAGACCATATCTTTTATCGTTGGGAGATGGAAGAAACAGAATGAACATTTTTTACTTGAATCATGACCCAAAGATTTGTGCCCAGATGCACAATGACAGTCATTGCAGTAAGATGATTATTGAGTACGCTCAGTTGATGTCCACTGCACACCGTTATCTTGACGGTGAACAATATTATGGCAAGACTGCGAATGGTCGCAAGATTGCACGATGGAAACTGAACAGTGACCTTGAACACGTTCTGTACAAAGCGTCACACATCAAACACCCCAGTGGTATTTGGGTTCGTAAGTCAGTTTCAAATTACAAGTGGTTGTATGAGATGTGGACTGAACTAAACAATGAGTTCATGTATCGTTACAATCATGACAAACCCCATGAGAGTTATCGTAAACTACATGAGGCATTGGAAAGACCACCAACCAATATGTACGAGGTTGGTTTCTGTGAACCGTATCAGGCGATGTTTGATGATGTTAAGAACCCAGACAGTTCAATTCGTGCATATCATGACTACTATATAAAGTATAAACAACATTTGGCGAAATGGACAAAAAGAGGAGCTCCGTATTGGTATGAACAAACAGCAGCATGACCCAGAACCAGAACGCTATTATGATTGGATGTTATGGAAAATGAGACAGGAAAGAAAAGAAGAACCTGTTGTTATGACAACAGAAAATATGTATAAACGAGAGATTGCAGATATGCAAGCACAAGTTCATGCATTACAAATGAAAGTGAAAGAACTAACAGATGCCCTATTACAACTTCAAGAACAACGAGACAGGTGAAGAGTGGGAAGAATTCTTTACCATTTCTGGTAGGGAAGACTTTCTGAAAGAGAACCCACACATCACACAGACACCATCAATGTTTGGTATTGCTGGCGGTACAGGTGACAGAATTAAAAATGACGCTGGATGGAAAGAGAATCTATCACGGATTGCAGAGGCCCATCCATCATCTGAACTTGCAGACAGATACGGTAAAAAGACAACAAAGGAAATTAAGACTAGACAAGTTTTAAAGAAACACAAAGTGATATAAATAAAACTGTACTGGTGAGAAAACTACAGTACCCTCGCAAAGAGACTGTAAACTGTGTAGTCAATCCACCAATGTACAGGGGCGATAGTAAACCTATCGCTCCACCTTTAATTATAGTGAGTAAAAATATGGCGAAGAAAAAAGATGTGACAGGTGATAGTCTGGTAAAGGTAAAACCGATTACCGACAATCAAAAACTTGTATTTGAAGAATACGCAAAAGGACAGAATTTATTCTTACATGGTGCGGCCGGTACAGGTAAAACATTTGTATCACTTTACCTTGCACTAGAACAGGTTCTTAACCCATCAACCCCATACGAATGTGTATATCTTGTAAGGAGTGCAGTTCCAACTAGAGAAATTGGATTCCTGCCAGGCGATGAAGAAGATAAGACTGCACTGTTCCAAGTACCGTACCAGAACATGGTACAGTTTATGTTTGAACAGGCATCCGATAGTGCGTTCAGTATGTTATATGACAGACTGAAAGTGCAGGGCAGTGTTATGTTCCTCACCACTTCTTTCCTAAGAGGTATCACGTTAGATAATGCAATCATCATAGTTGATGAATGTCAGAATCTAAACTTCCATGAATTGGATACTATCATGACTCGTGTAGGACAGGACAGTAAAATCATCTTCTCTGGTGATTACTTCCAGACTGACTTGCAGAAGAATGGTGAGAAAGAAGGGTTGGGTGCATTTATGGGCATCATCGAAGCGATGGAAGAATTCTCCACGGTTGAATTTACAATCGGTGACATCGTGCGTTCTGGATTAGTTCGCAGTTACCTCATTAATAAAATCAAACAAGGAGTTGAAATTTAGTGGCAAAGATGTTTAGTAGTGCAGTCCATGAACCAACCCAAAAGGGAACTTCAATGGGCAAGAAACCAATTACGTCTACGATGAACAAGAACAAACGTAGGTCGTTTAAAAAATATAGAGGACAAGGTAAATGAGTAACTTTGATGAATGTTTGAAACTCATACTCCACCACGAAGGCGGATATGTGAATCATCCTAAAGACCCTGGCGGCGAAACCAACATGGGTGTAACCAAAAGAGTCTACGAAAAGTGGTGTATGGAAAATGACCTTCAACAGAAGGACATGAGAGATTTAGAATTTGATGACGTTGCACCTATCTACAAAAAGAACTATTGGGATAGAGTAAAGGCAGACCAACTTCCAGAGGGGCTTGACCTTTGCGTTTTCGACTGGGCCGTTAATTCTGGTACAGGTAGAGCGGCGAAGAAACTTCAGTCCATGATTGGAACAGTTGCAGATGGTGGCATCGGCCCGAACACTTTGCGTTGTCTTGACGAATATATCGAAGAACACAGTGTTGAAGGTACGATTGCCAACTACACAGAAATCAGACAAGAGTTTTACGAAAGTCTGAGTACATTCGATACGTTTGGTAATGGATGGTCACGAAGAAATAAAGAAACAGAAACAGAGGCATTTAAGATGGCAGGGGTATACCTTCCTTCTTGACAAACCCATTCTGTTATGATATGATTATGTAAATTAACTTGAGGATATATTATGTTTACACACAAACCTGTAGAGATTACAGAACTAGAGACTAAAACAGTAAACCGTAAAAGGTTTTATTTGACACCAGATGGTAAGATGTATCCATCTATCACCACTGTATTGAGTAACCGCAAGGCAGAGGGTCTTCACGCATGGCGTAAGAAAGTTGGTGATGATGTTGCAAATTATATCGCACGAACCGCCGCCGCGAGGGGTACAAAAGTACACCATATGTGCGAGGACTTCTTAAATAACAAAGAAGTAAATCGTGAACCATTTCTGGCCGCCGCACTATTTGGTCAACTAGAAAAAGTTATCAAAGAAAAAGTAGATAACATCTATTCACAAGAATGTGGTTTATATTCTGACAGGTATATGGTTGCTGGTCGTGTAGACTGTATTGCAGAATACAATGGTGAATTATCTATCATTGATTTTAAGACATCTCGTTCAGAACGTAATGATGATTGGAACGAGAATTACTATATTCAGGCATCTGCATATGCACAGATGTTTGAAGAACGCACTGGTCATGCAATTAATCAGATTGTAATTCTGGTGGTAACAGAGGATGGAGTTGTTCAAGAGTTCATCAAAGATAAAAAAGATTATCTAGGGATGTTAGTAGATGCGGTTGACGATTTCACCCAAGCATGGGAAAAAGAAAATGAAAAACTGGATGAAGGCCCTGATGTTATCGGCGCTCCTGTTTAGTGGGAGTGCAATCGCACAAGAAAGTGATTTACAACAGGAATTAGAAGACAAAAACTTATTTTACTGGGCACAGAAACCTGCCCAGTGTTCAAGCGCTGATGCAGTGGTTGACCTAATGAAGAGACATGGTGAGAACCCTACTGTGTGGATGGAAGGTATCACTGGATTTCCGAATGGTGCTTTTAACAAATCAAAATTTGTTATTGCAATTAACCATGAGGCGAATCCTATTACATGGTCATTGATTGAATTTGTTGATGACGGTAGACAGGCTTGCATTCTTGGATTTGGTCAAGGTGCAATCAACCTTGGTAACATCCCCCTCAAAGAAAAGGGGATTGACCTATGAATATTATCTGGCACATATTACTAACAGTGTGTTCTGGTAGTACTTGTTTGGAACAGGATGTACAGTGGTTTGAAAGTCGTGCAAATTGTGAAACCATGTTAGTAGAATATACAGAAATACCTGTTGATGGTAGTTGGGATACAGTCGAATATATCTGTAAACCAGTAGGAAGTAGAGGAACATAATGTATCAATACAAATGTAAATTGGTGAAAGTAGTTGATGGTGACACAATTGATGTTGACATTGACTTGGGCTTTGGAGTGTGGTTACGCAAACAACGGATTCGTATGTATGGTATCGACACACCAGAATCTAGAACCAGAGACTTAGAAGAAAAGAAATATGGATTGGCCGCAAAGGCGTTCCTAGAGAAATGGACAAACGCTGGTCATCTTGTTCTTAGAACATTTAAGGATGGTAAAGGTAAGTATGGTCGTATCCTTGGACAGATTTGGTACGAGGACACTCACAATATTAATCAACTTCTAATCGACAATCATCATGCGGTTGCATATCATGGTCAATCAAAACAAGAGATTGCTGAGGAGCATATCAAAAACAGAGAGTTCGTTAATCTTAACGATGCTGTAAAATCCCTTGACAATTGAATCAGTCTTTGGTATAAATATAATACAGTTTGATGATACAAATCAAAGGACGGACAGGACATGGGGGCAGTACCCATCGCCTCCACCATAACTACTCTTAGATGAGATAGTGAATCACTGCATGAGAGTAGTTATGATGGGGGCGAACTAGGTTCGACTGACGTAGATAGAGGCGAGTATAATTGTCGGATGACTGCGTAATAGCTCTAAACTCGTAAATGCAATCGTTAACAATGCATATGTAGATTACGCAATCGCAGCCTAATCGTACTGTGT